TATGTCATCTACGGTAGATGGATTTTCTGTTACTTTTAATGCAGCCATTTTTCCTTACTCGTACACAAAATTTATTTCTGTCACGTCGGGCCTAATTATTTCATAGTATTTAGCCGTGACCGTTGATCCGCCATTCTCATCATTATCTGTCACAAAGTTAATGTTGTATTCCTTAACTTCTTTTATGTCAGAAAAAGCCTTTATTATTTCGCTATCTTTGAGAGTCTGTCCATATTCCCAATTAGGCAAAGCAAATAGATCGGCCAGTCTTCTTTCGAGCTTAATTCTTATTTCTTCTTCAAACTTTCTGTAGAATCTGTCGATTACAACATCAATTTGAGAGTCAACGAAAATTATTGTTCCGTTTCTGATACAAATATGATCTGTTATCATTTTTCTTTGTTCTAAGTAATCCTCCAATTCCACCTTTAGTTGATCCCCAGCTTCTTCCAGAGAATCTTGATCCTTGCGAGCCAAAACATAAATGTCTACTATGTTTGCGGCACAACCATAGTTTCTCAATATGGCGACGGACTTGCCAATTTGACCCTGATAAGGGGTGCCAAACTGGTCTGATAAAGTTTTGTAATCCAAGCCAGTTACCGCACGATTTTGGGTCCGAATCCATGCCGGTAGTTTTCTGCGTATATCTTCAATGGTATCGCCATCGTATCCAAATTGTGCCTTGGTATAGTTGCTAAAGAAGACTGGTACAGAGTAATCTAGGCCCGGTACTGTTATAATTGTTTCTGTGTTAACAGCGTTACTTACCAAGTTGCCTCTGCTTCCACCACCGCTTCTGTAAGTAACTCTGATTTTTGATCCAACCGATGGAATGAGTCCTGCCCTGTTATTGCCAAATACAATAAAGGCAGAATAATTAGAGTCGTATTCTACTCGATATTCTCTTCTCGGTTGTGAATCTGTGAAGTATTCGACCTGTTCCCATCTTACTCCGTCTACATCGACTCGCACAGAATCGTATATGACTGGTTGGTATTTTAACACAAACGATTGACCTGCCGCCCCCGTTCCGTCGAATTCCTGTGTTCTGGTTCTTCCCTCTAATCCCACTACGCTGGCATTTACTATCGAATTCGCTGGGATAATTATGTTGTCGTCAAATAGAGGGTTGTTGTTGGCATCTGCCGCAAACAATTCCATAGAGATTCTTTCGTTTCCGCCATTGGCCTCTATGATAAATGGTGTAGTAATTACTACGTCTGTTAGAATTGGGTTGTTTAGAGATGCTGTCCACAACGATTTCGCCGCAATCGGCGGTTGAGGAGTAAAACCTATAAGTTTAGATAAACGGAATGCATTGTCTATTTCTGTGACCGTATCAATGAAGATTTCATTGGCAATTTGGTCCATTTTGAAAGACAAAGTATCGGCTACGAACGCCCAATTCTCAATCAACATTATCGCCAACGAAGATTCTACGAAGTCGCCAAACTCCTTCTCATATCTTTGTCTGGTGAATTCAATCAATCGGGCCTTCATAGACCAGAAATCTTGATTGGTGTAGTTCAGATTGAATATATTTGGTTTTTTGATTATTTCAGATTTTGCGTATGGCTGAATATCAAAAGGGCATCCACTACTCATTTTTCCTCCATTAGCTGGCTATTGGGACTTCTAGTTTCAATTCATTTACTTGGTCAATTTTGGCACGATCTACAAACAATATTCTAATCAACAAAACCCCATCCGATTCGGTATTGTCTTCACCCAATGGTTTTGAATATTGATCTAGGCCGTTTTTGACCTCAATTTGAGTAATTGCGACTCTCGGTTCCCACAGTTTAAGCGAGCGAGCAATCATGTTTTTTGTCTCAATAATCAATTTTGGATCATTCGGCTCGAACATCAACTTTCTCAGAGGAGTCCCATAAGTAGGCAACATAACTCTTTCGCCGGGATTAGTCAGCAAAAGAATCAGCATGTCTGATTTGATCTGATTTATCCCGTCTTGTATAAAGAAGAATCCCTTGGGATTCTTCGTAATTGGATAGGGTACGCCCGGATATTTAAGAGCCATATTTTTTCCTTAGCAATGTGGACACTTCTTGCCCATAATAAACGGAACCAGCGTGCAGCAAGAATCGTTCTGTGAATAGCTTCCAATTACCTTGCTGCTCAATCTGACCACGTTATTACATGGATCATAAACCAAAATCGGTCCCACACACGGGTAAGGACCACCGCAATCGCAACCGCTTGGTGGAGGAGAACATTCCTCGCCAGCAAGTAGCAATATTACATTAGGATTGTAGAATAAGTGCAACTGATCGCTTACGTTTATGTAAACATCTTTTGTATAAACAAAATTGACCTTGCTGACCAATTCAATTAAGTTAGATGGGTTCTTTTCAAAGTCGCCAACCACCGTAATGTGATTGTCATAAGTCATAACCACATAGTTTCCACCAACTCTCAAGAACACCAAACCGGGGCCGCTTGGAGCTTCCTGATAGCGATGAATGTGTGGGCCACGCTCTTCATTATCATATTGCGGGCAGAAAATCTGAATGTGCTGGCGTTGTGTCTCTTCCTGAGAAGCCTCATCTTTCATTAGGATTTCCAGTCCATAACCAGTTCTGATCTTCACAAAAGCCTTTTTAGCCTTCGGAGTAGGAACACCGCCTTCCATACGGCATGGAGAACATTGTTCATTCGTCCAGTCAATCATTTCAAATGAGTGATTGCTGGTTGAACGCATAGTGAAACCACGTTTTTGACCAGCGATATTCGGTGGGCATCCGGGGCATTCCTTTTCCGGCTCTGTATGGTCATTCATCTCGAAGAAGTTGCCAGTAGCAGTCTTCAATCGGATGTAGTTTTCTTCTCCACGGAGTTGCTTGCCGGAATCACCGGGCGGACTTTCTACGTCACTAATTTCAATGTAATGCCCCGTAGCCGATTTCCAGTATGTTCTTCCAACATAGTGGTTATTGCAGCCAAAGTCGAAGGATCGCATACTGCGTTCCCATTCTGGGTTTCCGTTCGGCTCTTCTACGGAATCGTCCATTACAAAGGTGTGGCCAGAAATGGACATAAATTGAATGCCAGATTGCGGCAAATCACAGGTGTTATTCTGTGGCGTACCCGGCCCCTTGTAAGGGCGACATTCATTTTTATGCTTAAAGTAGGGGTTTGCACCCTTTTGTGACTTATAATACTTGGTTTTAGGATGGCCCGTAGATGGATGCCCACCAATAATTTTGCTATTGCTTTTCTCCCCTTCACATTCTGTTTTTTCTTTTTTCTGCCCTTCATCCGGGGAAATATCTTTTGTTTGTGCTTCCTTGTCAATCAAAGCAATAACTTCATCTGTGTCTGCTCCCGATCCCGAATCATCTCCGGTTGCACCGAAGTTTAATCCGCCCTTTGCACGATCTGGCTCTGGTGCCTCATCTACATCTTCTACACAGCTTACATCGTCATCTGGCACACCACACTCTGGGTGCGACCATTGACCGGCATAATGCAAGTGATCGTCTTTCATCATAATCCAGTTTCCACAACCAGACATAATTTCAAAACGCTTCCATCTCCGGTTACACTTAGGATCGCCATCCACCATTTTTATCATGTGTTTTTCTGGCGTCTTAAATCCATAAATGTTTGGATATGTAATGATTTTTTGAACTTCGGGTTTGTCAGCGAAATCCAAAATTGATGTAAGATCAAATCCGTTGTAGCTTTCTGTGTTCCACGGAGGGAATACTTGCGATTCATCGTCTGGGCCAACCAAGTAACCCTTTCTATGGCCTTCCCAAATTTTGTAGTATTCAGGAATGTTAATGCCCCAATTGTGTTGTCCCGCTGGTCCTCTATTTCTTTGCCATGTGGTTCCAGCGTAGTAAGCACTCGATCTGTTGCCGTTCTCGAATAAAAGACATACGGTTGAACCGGCTGGTGGAACCCAATTAAGGCCCGAATCATCAAAACCGCCCATCGAAGAAATTGGCAAGGCCCAAGGGAGCTTTTTGATTGGACTTTGAGGGTTGTGGAACACAGGTGAATAGTATCTAATTCTATTTTGCTTCCAAATGTCTATGGTTTCTATACACAAAGCTGTGTATAGTCCATACTGCATTTCTGCCGCCGAGACAACGGTGCTGTGTTGTGCTAATTCAGCACGCATTACACCACGCACTTCATAGTTAACCTTGCCCAATCTATTTTCAAGCGTTTTGATTTCTCTTTTCAACTCATCAATTTGTTGTTGCATTGCTTCAAACATTATTTCACCTTATGGACTTTCTTGCGGGTTGCCAGAATCGTTATCGAATGCCAAAGTACCGCAGCCTTCACCACCCAATGTTTCTCCTTGGTCAATGTCGGCATTTGGTGTATCCAATTTCACCTTTATTGTTGTGTTATATTTTCCGGCTTCTATTTGATGGTCTATTCCCAATATAAGCCATTTTTTGTTACTCAAAACTTCGTTGCATTTTGGCTCAGAAATCCATGTACATTCATCTAAGTGATATGGATTTATCATGACTATTGAAACGGTAGCACCAGCCAAAAGAACCGGGTTTGCAAATTTTTCGTCAGGATCGCCAAGAATTTTCAATTCCGCCTCAAGTCCCGGTTTAATTTCATAGTCTTTATTGGCACGGGTTTGAGCAGCAGTCGATTCTTGGTTTCTTCTAGCTGAGTTATTTGGACTACCCCAATCTCTATCTTGGTGTTGAATAGTTTGATTGTCTTGTGGACCAGCATGTTCTACTTGAATATCTGGTTCTGCCGTTTCATCACCTACACCAGCATCGCCACCCGGAGCCGTACCACCGGCGTTGTTGTTGAACAAAATCCAGTCTACAGTTGGTGTAAAACTCAAAACGTCACTACAATTTCCGCCATTTACAACATATGTCCCTACCCAGCGTGTGCGGCAATCGCCAGCTTCGTCGGGACCGGGTTTCGGGTCTTCTGTAATTACGAGTTCAGTTTGTAGTGGGTCATATTGAATAATGGTTCCTTTATCATTCTCTGTGACCTGACCAGATAACCACTTTCTAATTACAGACAAAGCATTTTGTTGATCGCCGGGCCATTTTGCTCTTGGACCTTCACAGCCACCATATTTGAAGCAAAATTCCGGTGGTTCATACCTTACGCTCATGATGGGGTCGTTTTCTTGAAAAACAGAATCTATGGCCTCTCTAAGCGGAATTTTGTTGTCATCCGATCCGAAATTTCCATCTATTCTTCTTTCAAAGTGGCGACTCATTAGATCGACAAGCTCGATGCTAATTTTTACTGTTCCCACTTCATAATTTGTTTGCATTGTTTTAATCATGCAGTGTATTTCAGGACTTGATTTTTTCTCAATACTGCCATCACACTTTTTGATTATCCAACCATATTTGAAGTATGTTAAATCGGTATCCTCTGGGGCTTGGTTGATAGTCTTGTTTAATGCTTTTGCAAATTCGATGTACGCATTTCCGCCCTCGGAAACCAATTCTATCTTTGCGCCAACACCCGAACTCGCTACACCAAAACCATATTGGAATGATCTAATTACAGTCTTGTGTGGTTCGTTTGGCGAAGATTCATTTCCCACTGTGTAAAATGAGCCTCCCCGTATGTTTAATTCTACAAACGGGGCAAAAACAGCACCATCTAACGGTTCTTTAGGCGGACCACAAGAATATGTGGCTATACATTCATTTTCGCAAGCCATTATTCCTCTTTAGAAAAAAGCTCCCGGTATTTTTATGCTAAGGCCGCTTTTGAATTCGTAAATGTCTTTAAGATTGTTGGCTTCCATTATCTTCCACCAAAAATCTGGTGCGCCATAAAATTCATATGACACCAAGTCCGGCCTGTACTCATAACCTTTTGTGATTATCGTAAATCTATCCTTTTTGCTAGGTGCTATTTCCTCTTTTCTGTACAAAGGGTATGTCAACTTTTTCGTTTCGGTATAGTAAATTACCGGCGATTGGGCGTAGCGACTTGATACATTGACAAATTTTCTAGCCTTGATTTTTGTTGGTTCTACATAGTTCGCCATATCACTCCTTAAATACTTGTACCTAGAAATTGAATCTCTTCAGCATAAGGTAGCGATGAACTGTCATAAACTACCTCAAAACTTAAATCTATGTCCAGTTTATAAGGGACATATCCTATATCATCCCAAGCCACGTCAGTCGGAAATTTAACTGAATAACTCTTTAAAACACAACACAATTCGGTTTCTGCCAACAATTTGCCACATTTTATTTTGCAAATAGGGGGTGGAGCATAAGGTTGCTCTTTGTTGCTGGGATACACACAGGCTTCCAATAACTTTATTTGCCTTAATATGTCGTCTTGGTCGCCTTCTTTGCAAACCATCAGGTGGATTGTCCAAGAAATTGTTCTATTTTCCGAATAGGCATAGTTTTTAATTGGGAATGATCTACCGATTGCTGACTCGTCTGCATAATTTGCACTTTTCGAGTCAGAAATATCCGGCAATATTCTCATGACAATTTCATCGCTCAATTCAGGTATGTAAATATAACAATCTTCAATATCTCTGAGTGAGCCATTTGGTAAAGTAGCTTTCATTTAACCTCTTATACTATTTGAGAACCGATGTTCAAAATCTGCTTACCAGAAGATTGGAAATGCTTTCCAGCAGCCCATCGGTAATAATTAGTTGGTTTTTGACCGACCTTATTCGTGGACGTGTCGCCTTCGTTTGCCATACTCTGGCCAGCCTTTGAAGAACCCTCTCCCTTGAATACCTTGAGCATTTGCTCCAATAGAGAAACCATTTGTTTCTGCAAATCATTTTCCGTAGAAGCTGCCGCTGCCAATTCTGACAATTCAGGCGATGAAACCTGAGATGCCGTTGGTTCCGACGATGCGGCATTCTGTCTTACTTGTTGATGCACATCTGCTGTTGGCGGACGCACAGCAACTTGTGGGCTAGTAGCCGACGCTGGTTGTTCTGCACGAACTGTAGGATTGGTTCTCTGACGTTCTTGTTCCAATCTCTGCTCTGCCGATCTAATTGAGTCTCTTTCGGCACTTCTTTCTGTTGCACGTCGAGAAGCGTTTCTTGCCCCACGCTCCAAATATTCACTTGTTGT